AAGAAGAACCCTGAACAGCTCAGAGTGTGGACTAATGTCTATCTTGCGACCAGTTGGGAAGATGAAGGTGAGCAGATTGATGATTACGCTTTGGCTGACAGAAGGGAGCCAATGGAAACAATTCCTGAAGAGGTTGCGTTCATCACCTGTGGAGTGGACACGCAGGATGACCGATTAGAGGTAAGTGCAATCGGTTGGGGCAGAGACGATGAGTCATGGGTGATAGACCACCATGTCCTGTACGGCGATCCTTCTACCCCTCAGTTGTGGGCCTCTCTGACCAATATACTGTCTAAGGTTTACGAGACATCTGACGGCAGACAAATCGTCTCTCGTGCGGCATGTATTGACTCCGGCGGTCACTTTACTAATTCGGTCTATTCATATTGTAAGAAGAACTACGCCAAGAGGTTTTTTGCGATCAAGGGTGTTGGCGGTGAGGGCAAACCGATAGCAGGAAGGCCGAGTAAGAATAATACAATGAAGTGTCCTTTATTTCCCATTGGAGTAGATGCGACTAAAGACTTGTTGTTTGCCAGAATGCGAATACAGGAGGAAGGCGCAGGGTATATGCATTTCTCCGACACGCTTAATGATGAATATTTTCGTCAGCTAACAGCAGAAAAGATTGTCACCAAGTTCGTAAGAGGCTATAAGAAGCGTGTTTTCGTTAAGCGCCGTCCAAGGAACGAAGCTTTTGATTGCATGGTGTATTCTGTAGCTGCATACGCTATACTTAACGTTGATGTCAACACTATTTCGGACAAGATAAGATCTGAACCGAAAGAGGCTGAGAAGCCGAAAGAAAATAATACTAGATCTTTCGTCCCGCGAACGAAAGGTTTCGTCAATGCATGGCGGTGACAATGGCGTACAAAAATTATTTTGACGATATTATAGAAGGCGAGCCAAGTGAGATCGTTGTAGGCGATTTCATTCAGTGGAAGCGTTCTGACCTCGTTGATGCTTACCCTACGAATTTATACAGTCTGAATTATGTTGCTCGTATTGCTGCTGGCGGTGGCGATCATGAGATAAATATAGCAGCGACTGAAACGACCGACTATTATCTTATTCAGGCAGACTCTGCCGATACAGCTAACTATAATCCTGGCGATTATCATTGGCAGGTTGAGATTGTCAGAACTGCGGACAGTCAAAGAAAAGTCATAGACCGTGGCAACTTCACTGTAGTGCCGGATCTTGACGTTAACGCCTCTGATCCTAGATCTCACTCAGAGATCATGCTGGCAAAGATAGAGTCTTTGTTGGAAGGTAAAGCAGATGCGGATGTTTCTTCGTACAGTATCGCAGGTAGAAGTTTGACTAAGATGACGTTTCAAGAGCTTGTTGATGCTAGAAATTACTTTTCGGGCAAGGTCTTTAGTGAAAAGGCGAAGCTGGACGCAGAGAATCATCGTTCAACCTCTGCAACAATTAAGGTGAGGTTCTGATGGGGATCTTGGACGTTTTTAAGCGTAGTCCTGAGAAAACAATAAAAAGAACATACGCGGGTGTGGATAACGGTCGGCTTTTCGCTGACTTTGTTGCATCTGAGCGGTCAGCAGACAGTGAATTACGATCTGCGCTGAAAGAATTGCGTAATCGTAGTCGCGACCTGTCAATGAACAACGAATATGCTCGCCGTTACTTTGAATTACTCAAGGTTAACGTGATTGGCGAGAACGGCGTGTTCCATCAGTCCAAAGCGGTTGATTCTATCGGTCAGTTGGACCAGACGGGCAATCAAGCGGCAGAGAACGCATTTAAGATGTGGGGAAGATACGGATTTCCTACTGTTTGCGGAAAGCTGTCTTGGATTGACGTACAGAAGCTTGCCATGGAACTTCTAGCGAAGGACGGTGAAGCGTTTATAGTCAAGCATAGAGCGCCTGAGTTCCGCGATTCGTTTGCGTTGGAGTTCATTGAAGCTGATCAGATTGACGAGACATACAACAAACGTCTAGCGAATGGCAACGAGATAAGAATGGGCGTTGAGGTCAACAAGTTTCGTAGACCGATTGCGTACCACGTTCTCACTAGCCATCCAGGCGATTACGACTTCTCGTCGCAAACTCGCGAGAAGAAGTACAAAAGAATTGAAGCAGACAGGGTAATTCACCTATTTAAGCAATTGCGGACGGGGCAGACTAGGGGCGAACCTTGGCTGGCACCAGCGATACCTGCAATCAAGCAATTAGGTGCGTTCAGAGAAGCTGCAGTTGTTAATGCGCGTGTTGGCGCGTCAAAGATGGGCTTTTTTAAGGTTGATGGTGGTGACGGGTTCGTTGCAGACGATTACGAGGACAAAAGCCCTATAATTCAAGCTGATCCAGGCTCCTTTCATACGCTACCTGCGGGCGTTGACTTCACCGCATTTGAACCTGCATTTCCGTCTAACGAGTTTGATACGTTCCATAAGTCCATTCTCAGAGGCATCGCAAGTGGTCTTGGCGTGTCATATACGTCACTTTCTAACGATTTGGAGGCTACTTCGTACTCCAGTATCCGTCAGGGAGCATTGGAAGAGCGTGATTTCTACAAGAACATGACTTCTTTCATGATTCAGCACTTTATTACGCCCGTTTATACGTCTTGGCTAAGTTCGGCAATGGAAATTGACTCGTTTGGTATCCCGCTAAGAGAATATGACCGTTTTGCGCTCGCTGCTGAGTTCAGAGGCAGAGGCTTTAGCTGGGTTGATCCGCTGAAGGAGATGAACGCTGCTGTCACCGGACTAAAGAACGGTATTCTAAGTTTAGGCCACGTTGCCGGACAGTACGGCATGGACACAGAGGAATTGTTGAGCCAAATCTCGCGAGACAAGAAGTTGGCAGAGCAATTTGGTGTAGAATATGCCATAGAACCTTATGGTAGCCAGCGAAGTGCGGACATAGACCCAGACGATGACTAGTTATAAGCCTAATCAGTCTATGAAGACCGCTGCTAACAGGGCGTTAGAGTGGCGCAAGAAGTACGGCAGAGGCGGTACTGCGGTAGGTGTTGCTAGGGCGAGAGACATAAAGAACGGTGCTGAGTTGTCTGAAAGTACTGTTAAGCGGATGCATTCATTCTTTAGTAGGCATGGCAACAATAAGGCCAAGCACTACGCCAAGAAAATGCCTGACGGTGGACCGACTGCCTGGAGAGTGGCGTGGGATCTCTGGGGCGGCAACGCAGGTGCATCTTGGGCGAAAGGTATTGTTAACAGATTAGACGAAAGGCAAGAGGATATTCAAATGGAACGTCATGTAATTAACGTAGAAGAAACTGAGGAAAGTTTCATCGTTGAGTTGGCAAAGGAAGAGCGAGCAGAGGAATCTGCCGAAGAAGTCTCTGCTGATTACGATGATGAACGAGATCATAAAGCCATGACAGATGACATGGAAGCTGAAGTTATAGAAGCTGACCGTGATTCCGAAGTTAAGGTTGAGTATCGCGCTATGGGTATGGACAAAGGTCCGATAGACGAAGAAGGCAGAACGGCAATGATTGCCTTGTCATCTGAGGAGCCTGTAGAGAGATCTTTCGGTAACGAAGTATTAGAACACAGTGCAGAAGCGATTGACTTGAGTTTTATCGCATCTGGACGAGCGCCATTGCTCATGGATCACGATCCAAAGCAGCAAATCGGCGTAGTAGAATCTGTAGAACTTGACGGTGAATCGCGGAGACTCCGCGCTAAAGTGCGTTTTGGAAGAAACGGGCTTGCAGCCGAAGCGTTCTCAGATGTTGTTGATGGTATTAAGGCTAACATTTCTGTTGGTTACGCTATCAACAAGATGGAGAAACGAGACAAAGATACTTATGTAGCTAAGTCTTGGAGACCCGTTGAGGCCAGCTTGGTCTCGCTTCCTGCTGATGTGACAGTCGGTGTGGGGCGATCTAGCGAGCCTTCCCAACCCATAACAGTAACTGAAAACAGGAGTAATCCCATGACAGAACAAGTCATAGAGTCAGTTGACGTTGCGGCAGTACAAGCGGAAGCTCGTAAAGCTGAACAACGGAATGCTGCACAGATCGTTGAGCTAGGCGCTCGACACAACAAGTCTGACATGGCTCAAAAAGCTATCTCAGAAGGCCGTTCAATTGAAGAATTCCGTGGAATCCTTCTGGACGAAATCAAGAGCACTGAGGGACTAGAGTCTCAGAGCATCGGCATGACAAAAAACGAAGTTAAACGTTTTAGTCTGGTCCGTGCAATCAATGCACTTGCTAACCCACATGATCGTCGCGCTCAAGAAGAAGCTGCGTTTGAGTTTGATTGCTCAAGAGCTGCTGCTGAACAGTATGGCCGCACTGCACAAGGTGTAATGCTTCCTTCTGACGTTTTGCGTAACTGGACAAGAGACATCAATACTTCAGATGATTCCAACATGCTTACGGAAGATTTCCGTGGCGGTGATTTCATCGACGTATTGCGGAATCAGTCTTCAGTAATGCAAGCGGGTGCGCGAATCCTCAATGGTCTTCAAAGTGATGTCAAGATCCCTAAGAAAGCAACTGCTTCTTCTGCGGCTTGGCTTGCAACTGAAGGCGCTAACGTAGCTGAATCAGAGCCTACTTTCTCGCAAATCTCCCTCAGTCCTAAAGACTTGGGTGCATTTACGGAAGTGACTCGTCGCATGATCCAGCAGTCCACGTTGGACATTGAAGCACTCATCCGTGATGACTTGGCACAATCTATTGCAACTGCAATGGACTTGGCTGCATTAGCGGGAACTGGTTCAAGCGGTCAGCCAACAGGTATCAAGACTACTAGTGGCATTAACACCGTTAGCTTCGGTGCCGCCGTAGACCTGATTCCTACGTTTGCACAAGTTGTACAGATGGAAACTGAAGTAGCGGCAGACAACGCTCTGCAAGGCAACCTTGCTTACATCCTCCCTGCGTCAATGTACGGCGCTTTGAAGACTGTAGAGAAGGCTGCTAACACTGCACAGTTTGTCATTGAGCCAGGCGGCACTATGAATGGTTATAAGGCTATTGTCTCTAACCAGTGTACCGCAGGTGATTTGTACTTCGGCAACTTTAGCGACCTACTCGTCGGAATGTGGGGCGGTTTGGACATATTGGTTGATCCATATACCAACTCCAAGTCAGGTACTATCCTGATCCGCGCTATCCAGAGCATGGACGTTGCAGTACGACACCCCGTTAGTTTCTGCTTGGGCCAAGATGCCTAGTAGACATTAGTGGTAATTAAGATAGGTGGGGATTCGTCCCCACCGACTCTTGGAGGCAAGATGAAATATCAAGTTTTGAGAAACTGTGTTATTGGCGGTGCGCCTAGAAAGGCTAAGTCGGTAATGGAAATCTCTGATGAAGAAGCTAGGGATTTGATGGGTATCGGACGAATTGCGCCATACGATGAGCCTAAAGTAGAGAACAGAGCGGTTGCTCTTGATGACTCTGCTGAAGCACCCAAGAAGCGAACATATAAGAAGAAGAAGGATGGTTGAGACTGCCGCTGATCGGCTAATCATGCTGAATGACTTTGGCGTTGACTGCGTGTATACACCGTCTGGTGGTTCTGCGGTTACGATAAAGACTATTCTTCTAAACGATTACTACTCTGTTGAGACGGGTAGTGTCGCGGTAGAGGTTAACCAGCCTATTGCAGTTATTAGGACTGCTGACGCTGCTTCCATAGCTCACCAAGACACCATGGTGATCAGCAGCATTACATACAAAGTGGTAAACGTTAGACCAGACGGTACAGGTATCTCTGAGATCCAACTGGAACAGCAATGAGTCATATAAGACAGCAGATAAGAGAACAGGTAGGAACAACGCTGACGGGTCTTACGACAACGGGTAGCAATGTCTTTGAGTCGCGAGTTTATCCGTTGAGCGATGCTTCACTACCCGCGCTGATTATTTACTCTAAGTCTGAAACAAGCAGCATATCTACAATGGGTACTGGTCTGGGAATAGACCGGACGATGACCCTGACGATTGAGGCGTATGTAAAGGCCAACCTTACTTTTGATGACACAATAGACACCATTTGTGCCGAAGTAGAAGTTGCCATGGGAACCGATCCAAAGTTAAACGGCAAGGTGAGGTTTAGTTACTTGGAGTCCACCGACATAGATTATGATGGTGACGGTGAGAATCCGATAGGGTACGCAACAATGAATTATGTTGTAGAATATAGGACCGCACAAAACGCTCCTTCCACAGGAATATAGGTGATATAATATGAAGTTATACAGCCCAGACGGCACAGGCGAAGTTGATGCTCATCCGTCTAAAGTAGAATCTATGATCAACTTAGGTTGGACAAAAGAAAAGAAGGTGAAGGCAAAGTCTAAGAAGGCTAACGTTGATCCTGAAATTAAATCAGATAAGGAGTCTGAATAATGGCTAGTCACATCGGACGCGATGGAATTGTTAAAGTCGGCAGCAACACTGTAGCTGAAGTTAAATCATTTTCCATAGAAGAATCTGCGGATACCGTAGAAACAACGAAGATGGCAGATACCGCGAGAACTCATGTAATCACGTTGACCAGTTTTTCTGGCTCAGTAGATTGCTTTTGGGACGAAACGGATTCTTCAGGACAAGGTGCTTTAACCGTTGGAGCCAGTGTTACTTTGGCTTTATATCCTGAAGGCGACACTACTGGTGACACTTACTATTCCGGTACGGCTTTAGTGACAGGCGTTTCAAGAAGCTCAAGCTTTGACGGAATGGTTGAAGCTAGTATTTCTGTACAAGGAAGCGGCGCGCTAACGTCAGCTACGGTTTAATATGCCGAAGCTAATTGAGAACGCTGTAGCTCATTTTGGCACCAAAGAATTACGCAAGATTGAAGTCCCAGAATGGGAGGTCACCTTGTATGCGAAGAATCTTACGCTTGATGACAAAGCTAGGATGCTTCGCCGTGCGGATGCGGATAACACAGATTATCTAATCTACGCGGTGATCTTTGGTCTTAATGACGAAAATGGTGACCAAGTATTCACCCTTGAAGACAAGGTTCCGTTAAGGAAAAAAGTAGATCCAGACATAGTGACTAGGCTCGCTACGTTTGTTCTTGCCGCTGACAATGAGTCAGAGGAGGACAGGGGAAAAAACTTATAACTGACCAAGACACCCCTACTCAGCTATACTATATGTACGAGTTAGCAGAGCGCCTTGGTCAGCCCTTAACAACAATCCTAGAAATGACTGTTTCTGAGTTTGATCATTGGTGGACTTTCTTTAGAGTAAAAAGAGAATTATCAGATGGCGACAAGAGACACAGTCCTAGCAAAGATCCTAATAGATGATCAGACTAAATTAGGATTCAATTCCTATGCTCGTAATGTAGAGCGAGCGAAGAAAACCTCCGAAGCTTTTCGTAAGAACGCCATAGACAAGGTTGCTCTTGGTCTTGAGACTCAAGTACAGGTACTCAAGAAGTCAGCCAAAGAGCTAGACCTGCTGACCGCTGCTAACCATGGCGCGAGTCAGGCTCAGTTAGACCACATCTCCACCCTTCATCAAGCCATTGACGCGCACAAGCGAGACGCTGCCGCGCAAGAAGAAGCCTCCAGGCAAACCAAGCTTAAAGCAGATCAGGACATGCGAGCGGAAGAAATTACCGCTAGAGCTATTCAGCAATTAAACTTTGAAGGAGATGCTGCGGGCAAGACTGCTGACGATATTCAGATCCTTAGACTGAGAATGCAGGGTCTTAATGATGAGCAGATTGAATTGGTCAAGGAGGCTCAGAGAGCAAGGGACGCAACTACCGGAGTAGGTAATGCCGCTAACAATGCGTCAAAAGGCGGTCTAAGAATAATGCGTGGCGGTTTTGGACAGCTAGGCCATCAAATACAGGACATTTCGGTCCAGTTGCAGATGGGCCAGAACGCGCTACTTGTGTTTGGTCAGCAGGGTTCTCAGATTGCGTCCTTGTTCGGACAAAACGGTG